CAACGTCTTGTCTAACGCCGAATTGAATTTAAGTCCAGCGATTTCTGCTTCGTATTGTTCTTTAGCAGTCTGATTGTCTTGTTGTAATTGAGCGATAGTGTTCTTTAGATTTTCATTACCTTCTGCCTGAGTGCCTAAATTTTTTAATTGTTCGTCGCGTGTTTGAACATCCTTTTCAAGACGCTTTACATCAGCAATCTTTTCATTCAAACGAGCGCGTGGAACTAAATCCTTTTGACTCTCATTAATAGCGGTGACTACTTCATCTATTGTTTTCTCGCCTTTTCCTAAAGCTTCAAGCAATTCCTTGATATCCATTTTAATCTCCCTTTCTGCGTTACGTGTTTTAACGAGTATACGACTCGGCAGAGTTTTCCTGACTTTTATAGCGTCATTCAGCAGGACGCAGACAAAACAAAAAGGACTAACGTTTCCGCTACTCTGCTTTTAACTCTCTATTTGCTTGTCGGTATGCGAGTTGTAACTTCTGCCACGACTTGCCACCGTGTCTCTTGATTCTTCTGAAGGCTCCTATTGTACGTGGAGCGTCTTTACCTAATACAGCGGCCATGCGTTCATATTGCTTACGCAGATCATTTGTTTTACGTCTGATATCCTGTTCTTTCTTGTATGCCTTTTGCTGTGATACAGAGCGAACGTCTTTATCAGGGTTAAAGGACTTCCATTTGTCCTTCTCTTGTTGAATTTCTTCTTGTGTCTTGTAATCCTTGACCCAACTTTTCACAGTATGGCGACAATTTGGATGAAACGGTGGGAGTTCTATCCCCTCATCCTTTATCGATTTGAACCCTTTGTTGCTGCCATCTAAGCAAATAACCATCCCAGCAAACCGCCCACACTTAGCACAACTTGGTGAATGCTTACTAACCTGAACAAGCGTTACACCACTTTCAATATAGCGGTTAACAGCCCCTTGTGTGTTTGCATCGCGCATTTTAGTACGAACGACTGTCTCGGCGTACTTCTCAATGCGAATAGTAACGTCTCGCCCGTTCTTGTCCTTAGTCGCAAAACCCGTAATTCCTTCTTCTTGGAACATCTTTGCTACCCGTTTTTTCACCACTTTACTGTGATTCCCTAAAATCAACCCTTTAGCGATTTCAGACTTTGTGCGAGATACCACTTTGTTGACCATTGTTTTAGCGTTCTTTTTCGCGCGAGCAACAGACTTTTTGATATCATCCATCGTTTTGAAGATGATTTCTTTTACTGCAGCCATGTGTATTTTCTTTTTAATAGGTGGTGGAGTAACCCCCATATCTTTCAACTCTTTAGATGCAATCTCCAACGACTTGCTATA